AATCCAGACAGCCCAGTTGATTCCACTGTAGGTACGCCCGCCAGTCCATCCAGCCAGGCGATTGCGTCAGCCTCACTGGTAAATGTCGCCTGGTCCCGCCAGCTGGCGGCTGAGTCCAAGGCGGTCATGATCTCACCTTCGACGGTGGGCGTCTGCCACTCAATAGATCCGTCCGGCTTGGTGGCGGCGTTCTCGCCCGGCATCCCCCATTTAGTTTTGTGGTACCAGAAGGCCCGGTACGATCTCACTCCGGCTTTCTTACGCACCCGGTAATAGCCGAAGCCACCCTCGGGGCTGTCATAAGTGGCGGCCTCTCTCAGGGTTGCCTCTCCGCCCAGTGTTGATTCCTGCACCCCCAGCCATGCTTTCAGCGCGGCGTCAGACAGGTCGTCTACGTTCATTGATATGGTCCCGGATACAAACCCGTTTTCGATCTCTGCGATGGTATCGTCTGCGGCAAGCTTAGCGTCCGACAGTTCGATGCTGACATCAGCCCCGATAGCCATCCCCACCACCAGCCCGGTGCCATAGGTGGGCAGGCTGCCTGAGACATCGGTTGCAATCGGCGCAAAGACCGGATGTTTTAATCCTATATAGGCCATGGTTTATCCTCCTTAATCGTTTATCACTCCGTCGATGGAGCACTCGACCACTACATGAGTCAGCGCGGTGTCTATCTGATAAAACTCCTGGGTATCGTGGATAACAAAGCCGCCTGCACGAAGCAAGCGGCGGATGTCTTTTTTCTTCTGCTGTGGATTACTTTTAGTGAAGTAATGCACCTGGATGACGGTGGTGTCGTACAGATCGGTGTCATCCGCTATCAGGGTCGGACGCTCGTCCATGTAATTAAATGTGATGTACTCCGTGTCCCCAGTAAGGTTGACATTCGGTGTCACCGGCAGGCTCAGCGAGGCCAGGGCCGCTATGACAAACGGATTTACATTCACTTGCCCACCTCCCTGTCAAAAATAGCCTGCATGGTTGTCAACACTTCCCTTTCGCTGTCCCTGATAGCTTTTGCCAGTACCGGTGTGGCCGGTTGCCGACTTGTGCCGTATTCCAAGTACAGCATCTTTTCCACGTTGCGGACGCCTTTACGGTCTGTTCCTGATGGCTCAACGCTGGCGGCGTATCCGCCCGACTTAGATTTTTTGTTTTTGACCACTTTGATAGATTTGAGCAGGTCGCCGGTCACTTTGTGTTTGGATAGCTCTACTTTAACTTGCTGCTCCAGGATGGGGATGGCCCCATCAATCATGAGCGGAGCGTATCTGTCGATGTCAGCCAGATTCCCCATCTGCTTGATAAAGTCATCCGGGATGTCATAACTAAAACTCGCCATACTACACCGCCTTATCTGAGCAGACCAGTTCGATGGTTCCCAGCCCCGACTGATAGGTGCGCCTTATGTCATACGCCTTGCTGTCATAGACCACATCTGTCTGATCGTCCCAGTCCTCAAGATGCACCTCGAATATCTGTGATATCTCGATGCTTTGAGCAGTGGCGGCATAAAACTCCGCCCGGGTTGCGCTCTTGACGTTGGCCCAGACTTCGGTATCGCTGTTGGTCGTAGTAGGATAGCCGTCCGCATCAGCGGTAATAGTGACCTTCCTTAGTGTGATTTTGTCGCTAAAATACATAGCATCACCCCGCAACCAGTGCAACATTGACAGTTGCAGATGCTGTAACATCCAAGTCAACTACCTGCGAGGCATAACCAGTTTTGATAATGGTGTACTCTTGATTTACGCCCGCAGGGACATAGTAAAAGACCGCCGTCCCGGTGGCATCGGTCTCTTTGGTCTCGCCATTAAAGGTAATTTCGACATCGGCAACCGGAACAGATGTTGCTGTGCAGACAAATGTAATTGCATATCCGGTATAGTCCCGCCTGCGCCTCAGTTCGTCACGCTGGAGCATATAGTCCTCACGGTTCTTGTCAGCGTCATCGTTGCTGAGTCCAAACTTCCACCGGGCAAACGAGCGGACAGCCCCAAGAATGAGGCTATCCGTTTCGCTATTTGCCTTTTCGGAGGTGACGCCCAGTGCGATCAAGTCCTCGCGACATTCCGCGATGATGTCCGTCAGCTCTGCGTCTACGTCCGTCGATGTGTTTCGCCTTACCGCCCGCCTGATTTTGGCCAGGAACGCCTCCACTACGCCGATGTAGAGTGTCAGCACCTCGGAGTCGTCCAGATCATCAGCGACCGTGACCGCCTTAATGGTATTGGCCGTCCCAGTAGCGAGCACTAAGGGCGCGGTATATTTTGTTTTTGCGGAGGTCGGCGTTGTACCGTCAAGCGTGTAGTATATTTCGCCAGTTGCCTCCGTTGTGGCGAGCGTGACGGTCTGTGCGGTCGTATAGTTTCCCGATGCCACATTGGACGTTACGCCTGCGGCTTGCGCCATGTTGACCCCTCCTTACATCCAGTAATAAATGCAGACTTCCTTGCCGTTGAGATTGCTGTTCAGGTCTATTAGGTTCTTTTCCAGCTCATCGGCGTCTGCGGTCAGTGTCGGGGCCGTGGTTTCGATAACTCCGTCAAGCGTCGCCTCGACTATCGGCCTGTCTTTGGCTGCCGTTGCCAGCATAAACGGTATCCCGATCTTGTCACCCCAACCGACGATAATTGTTTCGGAGGCGACCTTGATCGGCAGTCTGATGTTCGTCACCGTCTTAAACGCCTTTGTGCTTTCAACTGGCGTGTCGCTTGTCAACGCAATCGTTTCAGTAATTACCACATCGTCGATATTTGTGCCGGTGATAACCATGTTCCCCGTCTGCGTCCCAGAGCACACCGCTGTCACTGTCCTCGCGTATGGCATAGGGTGGGCAAAGGTCGCATAGTCCGCCGCCGCCGCAGGCAGCGCAGTTGTTTCGAGTATCCCGTTAGTGTCTAATGCAACCGCCTGCGCTTCGGTCAGTGTCTGCCGGCCTATTCTGCCAAGGAAAGCAGGTTCATTGACTACACCTGTGTTGTAAAGCCCCACGGCTTTGTAGCTCATAATGTCACCCCCTACGCTTCCGGGAGCAGGAAGTAGAAGCATAGTTCCGTGCCGTCCAAGGCGTCAGTAGGGTCAATGATATTCTTTTCTATCTCGTCCGCATCGACCGTGAATGTCGTTGGAGCGGCCTTGACTGCGCCGTCTTGTGTGATCCTTAAATAAGGCTTTTTGCTAAACATAAACGGAAGCCCCAGGGAATCCGAATAGCCAAGCGAAACGGTTGCTCCTGTTCCATCATGCGACGGAAGGAACACCGAAGTGATAGTCTTAAACGCCTTTACTCCAGTTTTAGCTCCAGTATTGTTTACCACAAATGGCGACAGGGTTTCGGTTATAACTTCGTCATTAATGTTCGTGCCGGTCACGATAACCGACACCGCGCCGATGTCCGTACCTGTTCCGCCGGGAGTCGCCACTATGCATCTCGGATAAGGTGGTTGTGCAAAAAGCACATCCACATCTGGGGTAACAGTTTCGCCAGCGCCTCCAGCAAATGCCACGCCTGACTGTCCCGTCGCTTTTGGTGCAACGGCTGTTGAGTCCCAACTTCCGACAGCCGCGCAGACAACCTTTGAAACATCAATGCCTTTAACCAGTCCCGCTTCGCCGCTATCTGGTGTGACAGCATTAAGGGCTGTGGTAATTTTCGCGGCAGTATTGTTGGTTGCCGTATTATTGGCGAGTGAAATAGTAATTATTCCAGTGGTGTCGCTTGCCGTGACTGCCAACGCATTGTCAGCCGCCGCCACAAGCGTCACGGTTAAAACGCCGACAGCCTCATTAGCTTGTTCGGCTGGGAAGGTTATTGTGAGCTTGTCATTGTCAGAGGATGCCGCGATTAGTGTCATGCTACAGGGTGCGGTAGCGGCGCGGGCTGCCATTATAGCAGTTGCCGATGCCGCCACAGCTTCCGTAGCAGAAATCACCATCCGGGCAACATGACATTCTTCGAGCGGGTATCTTACCGCATCAGTTTGAATTGCCATGTTGTACCTCCTTAAGCTATGCTGGTTGCGCCTTTTACGAGTGCTTCCGCGAGTGCTACCTTGCTGTCAAAGATGCAGGATGCACGATATGCGACAGAGTTGTAATTAAATCCGGCGTGTTCGCTGACCGCCACGTTGATGTCCTCGCTGAAGTTGCCGTATACAGCCTTCTGGAAGTTGCCAAAGTATATGGTAT